AGCGTGGTTCAAAGGTGCGTATGTCTGGTGTGGGCAAGCCCCTGTGCCAGCAGAAGTTATCCGCAAGAGATGACATAGAAGAAGACGTAGACTATACTCTGGTTATGAAATTTCTGTTTGGAGATATCATAGAAGCGATAGCTGTTACAGTTATGAAAGGCGCGGGTATAGATATACAGAGTGAACAAGAAAGTGTTAGCCTAGAGATAGGCGGCACTACTCTTAACGGCACGTATGATGTAAAGATAGATGATAAGATATATGACATAAAGAGTGCTGCACCCGGAGCGTTCTCTATGAAGTTCGCGGCTAATCGTGGGTACAACAACATCAAGAAGGATGATGTGTTTGGCTACGTGCCGCAGGGCTACCTGTACGCAGAAGCTGCTGGCTCTACCTTCGGTGGCTGGATAGCTATCAACAAGGCTACGGGTGAGTGGGCTGTGTGCGAGACGCCTCTGGTACATGACGAAGACAGACAGGCTGCACTACAATTAGCCGATAAAAATATACGCAGTGTTCTTGGCAAGGATAAGTTTGAGCGTTCGTTTGCTGATGAACCTGAGACATACAAAGATAAAGAGACAGGGACTCTAAAGAGGACAGGCAACAGGCTAATGAACAGAACCTGTTCCTACTGTGGCTTTAAGATGCACTGCTGGCCTGATGCAGCTTACAAGCAGAAAGTAACTTCTACAGCAAATACCAAGCCCCGAGTATGGTACACAAAGCATGTAAAGGATGAAATCTGATGCCACTATATGTTACAGATACTATTACTGACTTTGAAACTATGTATAATCCCAAGGCTGCTTTCGTGTATTTTGATACACAGAAAGAGGATAGCACTCACAGAGAGGCTTTAACAATAAAGTCTTTACCTGATGATATGCAGCTTCCAATCATATACAGAAAGAATATGTCTGCAGATGGTTTATGGACTGCAGAAGAGTTTAATTATAAGGGTTCTATGACAATGGCTCGCTGCTTTGATGACATACGTTCCTTTCTGAGACAGGGCAGATTAGTTGTTTTTCCTTCTAGAAGTTTCTCCATAGTCAGAGACACATCTCCTGAGTATGTGCAAAAAGATTTGGCTGATGGGTATATACAGATAATGAACACTAACCCTGAAAATAAAAATAAGTTTGATTACTATGCGTTTTAGATCGAAGTTTGAAGCCGAAGTAGCTGTAGCCCTTGGTCGCAGAGGTGTTAGCTTTGAGTTTGAGCCTGATAAGATACCTTACCAGCCTGACCCAAAGGTATACATACCTGACTTTTACATACCCCGTAATGATATGTACATAGAGGTGAAGGGTAGGCTAACACAACAGGACAGGGTAAAGCACCTTCTTGTTAAGAAACAGAACCCTGATATTGAAGTGAAGTTCTTCTTTGCCAATGCAAACAAAAAAATATACAAAGGCTCTAAGACTACACATTCAGATTGGGCAGAGCGTCATGGATTTGATTGGGCGCATAAAAAGATACCTGTGGAGTGGTTTGATGAATGATGATGGTTTTACTTTTGAACCGGAAGACGATCTCATAGATGATGAGATGCGAGATAGAATAGAGGAAGAGACATTCTTTTTGTCTCCAGATAGACTGTACATTGTCTTTGATCCTCAAGGGTTTGACAAAGTGAATGTCAGGGCGTATGATACGTCCAGCGCAAAGGATGTATCTGCCGCGCATATTCTGCAGCAGGGTATGCTTAGTCTTCTGGAGACGGACTATGATTACCTTATGCAGCTAGGGCATGAGGCTACGATGGAACAAATAGTCGAGAAGACAAAAGAAAGTTCAAACAAGTTAATCGTTGAAGATGTGTATGATAATGTTATCAAAGTAAAGTTTAGCGAGGATAACTAATGCCTAACGAAACCAAGTATGCACGGGAATTAAAGGCGGCGGTAAACAGACCTAGCCACTATACACAGAATGGTACAGAAACCATTGAGATGATTAGGCAATCTCTAACTGATGAAGAGTTTAGCGGGTATTTAAAGGGCAACATACTAAAGTATGTGTGCAGGTATAAGTATAAAGGTATGCCACTAAAAGATTTGATGAAGTCACAGTGGTATCTAGAAAGATTAGTCAGGGAGCAAAGAGAGAATGACAAGTAATTATTTTCCAACGGACTATCAGGAGTTTATTCACCTGTCACGCTATGCACGTTGGTTAGGAGACAGGCGTGAGAACTGGTCAGAGACTGTTGAGCGGTACTTTGACTTCATGCAATACATTATGAAAGACAGGTACGACCATACAATACCTAACAGAAAAGAACTTGAAGAGGCTGTTCTTAACCTTCAGGTGATGCCTTCTATGAGGGCTTTAATGACGGCAGGGCTAGCCCTAGAACGTGATAACACATCCGGCTACAACTGTTCATACATTCCTGTAGACTCGCCTCGTGCATTTGATGAGATACTGTACGTTCTCATGTGCGGCACTGGTGTAGGGTTCTCTGCAGAGAGGCAGTACACAGAAAGTCTGCCTGTTGTAAATGAACACTTTGAAGAGACTGAAACAACCATCATTGTACAGGATAGTAAGGCAGGATGGGCTAGGGGCCTCCGTGAGTTGATTGCGTGTCTTTACGCTGGTCAAGTACCCAAATGGGACTTATCGCGTCTACGCCCCGCTGGAGCGCGTTTAAAGACGTTTGGGGGTAGATCGTCTGGCCCAGCACCTCTTGATGATCTCCTTAACTTTACGGTATCCTTGTTTAAAGAAGCAGCAGGTAGGCAGCTATCTGCGCTAGAGTGTCACGACCTTGTGTGCAAGATAGCCAGTGTAATCGTTGTAGGCGGTGTACGCAGGTCCGCTCTCATATCTCTGTCTGATCTTAATTCAAACAGGATGCGAGTAGCCAAGTCTGGTGAGTGGTTTAGAGACTACCCGTACCGTGGGCTGGCTAACAACTCTGCAGTGTATAGAGAACGGCCAGACATGAATACGTTTTTGAAGGAGTGGTACTCATTGTATGAGTCCAAGTCTGGAGAGAGAGGCATATTTAATCGTGAATCTGCACAAAATAAAGTGGCTAGTATTGGTCGTCGTGATCCTGATCATGTGTTTGGAACTAACCCTTGCTCTGAAATCATTCTACGTCCCTACCAGTTCTGCAACCTCACAGAAGTCGTTGTCAGAGCCGAAGACACAGTAGGTTCTCTTACAAAGAAGATTGAGTGGGCTACACAGCTTGGCACCTATCAGTCCTGCCTCACTGACTTCAAGTATCTGAGAAAGATATGGAAGCAGAACACGGAAGAAGAGAGGCTATTAGGCGTCAGTCTTACGGGCATACTAGACAATGAAATGCTATCCACTAATAACTGTATGCTTACTGACCTTCTGGTTGGTTTCAGACAAGTGGCCGTTAAGACAAATGATAAACTATCTAAGAAGATAGGAGTAAACGCCTCTACAGCTATTACCTGTGTAAAGCCGTCAGGTACAGTGTCACAGTTAGTCGATAGTGCATCTGGCATACATCCCAGACATAGCGAGTATTACATTCGTACAGTGCGTGGAGACAACAAAGACCCACTGACACAGTTTATGATACAGTCAGGCATTCCTGCAGAACCTGCCATTGGCAATGAGGACAACATGACAGTGTTCTCGTTTCCGGTGAGGTCGCCCAAGGGCGCTCTTACTCGTAACAGCTTGACGGCTGTTGAGCATCTGGAGTTGTGGAAAGTCTACGCAGAGAACTGGTGCGAACACAAACCTTCCATCACTATCTCTGTAAAAGAACATGAGTGGCTGGAGGTAGGCAGTTGGGTATATAAAAACTTTGATTATATATCTGGTGTTTCCTTCCTGCCTCATTCAGACCACACATATCAACAGGCACCTTATACAGAGTGTACTGAAAAAGAGTACAGTAGTTTAGTAAAGCAAATGCCCAGCAGTATTAACTGGGCAGGACTAAAAGAAATAGAAATAGAGGATACCACAACGGGTTCTCAAGAACTTAGCTGCACAGGCGAAGTCTGTGAAGTTGTAGATATAGGAGCATAAAATGAAGAAGATAGTTATATGTGCCATTGGACTAACCGCTATCGGATTAACCACCGCAGCCGCAGCAATTAACAGCGATTGCGGATACGATGCTGATGGCAATTTTCGTCTGGGCAATGGGCAGGTAGCTGCACATGGGACATGGGAACATGCCAAGGAATGTGCAATGAAAGGCATTCTACCCTCTGTAGTTGCAGAGCGCCTTGGTAGGCTTGGCGATGAAAGCACGCAGAGTGAGGCAGACGAGTTACGCGAGACAAACACTCGCATACAGGAAGAAAAAAAGAAGCGTGAAGTAGAAGTACAGCCCCTGCCCCCTGCTAAGTAATGATTAAAGAAATCCAGATAACCGAGGACATGCGGAAAGCTGCTGATCATAAGGCTTTCATGCTTGGAGAGCTAAACAATTCGATCATGCGAAGCGGTGGTTCTCAGTCTGGATATCTTGGGGAGATGATTGTCGTAAGCGTTCTGGGTGGCAAGCAAGACAACACCTTTGATTACGATATCGTTCTTGATGACGGCACCACAGTAGATGTAAAGACTAAAAGAACATCGTCTCCCCCACTACCCTACTACTCCTGTTCCGTAGCTAAGTTCAATACTTCGCAGAAGTGTGATGCGTATGCTTTTGTGCGAGTGAAGTATGATATGTCTATGGGCTGGTTCTTGGGCATGATAAAGAAGAATGACTTCTTTCTAAAGGCTACAGAGCATAAGCGGGGAGACTACGATCCCAGCAATGGCTTTGTGTTTCGCGCTGATTGCTACAACCTGCCGATAGAAGAACTAGAATGACTTACTTCTTAATAAATTTTATGATGTTCTTATTAGGTATGTGCATATACTTAGCCCTGCCATCAACAAGTTCTCATGGCAGCAGATCGCTTACAACGATGCTAATAGTATTTATAGTAGTTTTATTGAAGGTTTTACACGATGTCCACCAAGCATGATGCGTTATTGTATAAAATGTCTGTGTCTTTGACACAGGATGGCAATGTAGCGATTGACTTTGAGGGACCACCTTCTCCAGAGGACATAGAAGCAGCGTTTGATGAGTGGAACGCAGACTTTGAAAACACAAAAAAAATAGTCTCGCTGGTAAAATACCTACGAGACTATAGTGATAGACAGTACAGAGATTTAAAAGGTTTTATTTTTTAGGCGGCTCTTTCTTTTCCTTTGGTTTAATAGCTTTCTCATAATAGATTATGAGTTCTTTTTGCTGCTGAATATACCTTTTTAGTTCTGCCATGTTTAGTGCCAGTGTTTCGTAGTCACGCACACTCACGGCATAGAATACCAAGTCGCCATTTTCTTTCTCAAATGTCTTTTTAAAATCCGCAAAGTTCCTGTCTGTAACTACATAGAAATATATGTTGTTCAGGCTGACACTCTTAGGTCTAGCCTGTGCAGGAATCTTGCGCTCTACCTCTACTGTTTTTACTTCAAGGGGTAGAACTTTTCGGAAGCTGCTGCACCCCGTCGCCACTAGGGGGAGGAGCAATAGCACCAGAAATAGCTTCAAAGGACTCGAATAGTTTCTTCGTTCCATTGTTAATCTTCTTCTCTACAAGTTTTGGTTTCTTCAGACTAAGGACTAATAGGTTGTGCTTACGCAGCTTACCAATGAGTGTGTCTCTGTAGTTATTAGCCGCTTGCAGTTTACCTTGAAGTTCTTTGTTTAGTTCCTCAAACTTCTCACGGTCTTCGATCATAGCGTTGATCGTATCATCCTGCAGTTGCTTTGCAGTCTCCAGCTTGGCGTTGTTCTCAGTGAGTGTCTGTATCCTCTCCTGAGTATCCTTGTAGTAATAGTATCCGCCGTAGACTACGCCACCGACTAATCCTAACACGACTATAAGTATGTAAACCTTAATCACTTCTTAGCACTCATGTACGCGGTCATTCCCATGTACGCTCCGACCACACCTGCCTGTCCAATGTAGAAAAGCCCGAACAGATCGGAAAGTGCTTTAATCCGGGTGTCAGGAAAGATAGGCAGAAACACCAGCGCAGTGAATACAAGCATGGATACCATTGCTACCCAAGCCATCTTCTTCTGCGCTTCCATCTTTTCCTTTTTCTCCAGAGCCTCCATAACGGCTAACTCCTTATCGCTCACTACCCCGTCATTGTCGAGGTCCAGTGCGCTGTACTCGCTGTCTGGCTCCAGCTTCTTTTGCTCTCCCATGTGATACCTCCACCGTCTCTATGACGGCCTCTATGTTGTGGTGCCAGTGATCAAGAAAATGGTGTACTCTTGGATACTCAGGTACAACGTCTAGAAACTGCCACATAAACTCCTGCAGTATATTGTTGTAGTCTGGCATCCAGTAGTACACCTTCAGTGTCACTGGTTCTTTTTTTATATATAGTTTAGCCAAGCCTGTTTTTAGCTTTGATAATGTTCATACCAAATACATTGATAGCGGTAAGGATGGCCTGCACCTTTTTGTTGTCCGCTTCATTGGGCGTGATAGCAGCGAGGATGGAGAAGCCTCCAAATCCTGCGAGGGCTAGCACAACGATAGTGATGATCAGTTCCATTATTGACTCCTTCTAAATTGTCGCAACTCTTGCATTTGTCTGTCTTGTCTGTCTTGAGAAGCAAGAACATCTGCTTTTGCAAGAGCGTTAATCATAACTGTAAACATATTAGCATTAACTTTTCTAGATACATCTCCTTCAGTTTCTAAAATCTCTACAAGCTCATCAACCATTTTTGGATCGTTAAGCAATTCTACAAAGGCTTTACCCCTTGCTTTTCTAAGATTAAGAAGAGCAACTTCTGTTGCTACGTACTTAGGACTAATAACTCCACGAGAAATACTGTAGACACGAGAGATCATTGACTCTACCGACAGACCTCTAGGAACACGCACGTTTAATCCTGCTTGTTGCAAGGCAGCGCCAGCCTCTCTACTCTGTATCATCATTAACTGACTAAGCTTTTGCAGACCATCAAATTTTTCATCGTCAGGTACAAGCATCTTGAGTGTTGAAACTTTATCTGGGCTATTCATAAGTTCAAATAGTTGAGAGGGATTGAAGTTATACATTCCAATACCTGCTTCCGCACCTTCTATAAAGTCTCCGTAAGAACTTCTAGATATGGATTCTAGAGTTATATCAGAAAGTAAGGAGTCAAGCTCTGCCTCTTTTCCACTATATTTTGCGCCTTTTGCTGTCAACTTTTGTTTTATTTCTTCTATTCTTCGTGCGCCCATAGGACTGTCTACAAAGAAAGATAAAAAGTTATCGTAATCTACAACTGTTCTAGCCCCTTCCTCGCCAACATTAAATCTATTGATTTCATTTAAAGCACTTTGTCTTGCTTTTATCTGGGATTTAACTTGTTTGGCAGCATCGTCAACAGCCTGTCTAACATTAATCTCTGCATTCTTTAATTCCTTTGTGCCAGCCATAAAGTTATCAATTCTGCTGTTATACGCGCGAACTGGTTCTGGGTTAATAAACCCTGCTTTTTGCAGTTCTTCAAGAGCGTCACTCTCTAGGTACTCTGCCTTTATTCTTTTTCTTGCGATATCGAGTCGAGTTTCTTTTAGTCCCGGCTCTTCCAGCACAAGACCAGTAAATTCTCCTTCTTTGTCTCCTGCTTCCGCTCTTTTTCTCATGCGCCTAGCAGCTTTAACAGTGTCCGTTCCTGATATATGATTAGACAACAAACTATCTAGAAGAACTGTAACCTTGTTTTTGGTTTCTTCCTCCATCTTCCATGTGCCTGATGCTTCATCATACTCGCCAAAGCTTCTATTTAATTTTTCAATAAGCTCTCTTCCGTATGTGGCATCTCCCTGCATGATCTTATCAAAGTCTATCCACTTTACAGGGTTAGTCACAAACCCTGTTCCACTTATACTAATGTCAGATTGTTTTGCAATCTCCGCACCTATTTCGTTTTCAGGATCATACGATGAAGCAATGACATTTCTCTTCCAATAGTTTTTTGCTCTGATAATAGCTTCTCTTGCCGGTCCATAGTCAGCAGTGTCGTCTATAGCATTTATAATACCCTCACTAAGACTGTTGTATATTCTTGCTTTTGGTCTGCTAGTTTCTCTTGCTGCTGCACTTCCAAATCCAGAAGACAAGTCCTGTATTTCAATAGGAGACATGGTTATTTTTAAATCTTCCAAGCCGGGATAGTCAAGAAGAGAAAGAAACACTTCAAAGTCATTTGGTGGTTTCTCACCCTCCCCTTGAAGAAGTTTTCTTACATCTTCAAAACTTGGAACGTAATCTTCTCCAACGGGATCAATGCCTTTTTCCGCGTTAATTTCGTTTATGGCTTCGCGAATGTCGTCAGCAAAGGCCCTGTTCGTTTTTAAAAGCTCTTCTACATTGCTTTTAGCAGAGGCATCTGCAAAAGTTGTAAGAGTTCCTGCGTCTGAAATTCTTCTACGAGAAAGTTTTTGAAGAGACGATCTGGCTTTTCCTCTAGCAATGATAGGCTCTTCACCTTCATCTGTGGCTCTAAAGATGCTCTTTAACCAATCTGTGACATCTATTTCAACATCCATGCCTTTAATTTGATTAAATAAACCTCTCCCTATACCCTTTTTAGATTCTAACTTTGTCTTACCAAGTTTAGCTAAATCAATTGCTGCCTGTTGTAAATCTACATCAAGTTGATCTTTATCCAGATAACCTAAAACAAACTTTTCAATTCGACCGGATATTTCAGTTGTCGCTTCTTCAGATAGACTAATTAAGTCCTCTGCTTGCCGCTGAAACTGCGGGATAGCTTCTTCTTGGAGTTGTCTTTGTGCCGCCCCAGCACCTCTAGTAGTAGCAACGACTAAATTATTAGACAACATCTCTGCTACTAGCGAGGTGACTCGATCAAGAGAATCTTGGTTTGAAATAAGTTGAGGACTCATAACTGTGCTAAGAATACTATTAACAAGACCCTCTAGCTCTATAACTTCTTGCGCTATAGCCTCATTTTCTTTTTGAGCTATACCTCTCATTGAGTCTACAAATTCAGTAAACTTAGCGTCCTGATACCCTACATCATCGGCTCTGCCTGATAGCTGATCAACCAGACTTCTAAACTGTTCGACTGCTTTTTGGTTTTGTCCGCTGTTTTCTATAATTTGTTTTAGTTCATCGTCAAGCGCCTTAATGCCTTTTGAAGCATCAATACTTCTATCACTGATAGCCTGTCTTATCATCATAAGAGGTACAATACCCATAGCACTACCAATGGTCGTATCTATTAGTTCCTCATCAATTAAAGATTTACCTTCTGCATTTTTATATTGAAGCAGATCGTCCTTTATCTGAGAAAAATACTTTATCTGACCAAAAGCTATCCTTCTCTGTTCCTCCGGCAAGCTACGAATAAATTGTGCGAGAGAGTTTAACGCCTTTTCCTGATTTCTAGTCAAGTCTGTAACTCTAGGCAGAACACCTTTGGTTATAAGAGAATCCAGTTGTGCATCACTTAGTAGGTTAATTGCTCCACCAGCACCTAATACAAAATTAGCTACGCCTTGGAAGCTTGTTTTAGAAAGCCTGTAAACCCCATCGATAGAAAAACCAGCAGTAACGCCGCCAGCGATAGCACCCATCCACGCATACTCTTCGCCAAAGTAGTTTTCAGCAACAGCACCCATTGCTGCCGCAGCTACCTCCGTGCCCAATACGTCAGTCACACCTTTGGGCAGTTGTTCCAGACGCTTTCTTCGCAAGCTGGCTAAGTTATCTAATTCTTGATCAATTAACTTTTGCTCTTTTGCGGTGCGTGCCGCAGCAAGTTTTGATTTAGCTTTCGTTATGGCAGCAGTGTTCTGAAAAAATAAGAAAGGCATCTTTCCCAAACCGCCCGCACGTTTAGCCTGAAGAACTGTTGCTGCTCTCTTGGTAAAAGCCTCTCTCCGCAAACCTCCCAGCTTGAGAGTGTTTTGCATGAAGAACCTTTCATCTGCTGATATTTTTTCTACGGCCTTTCTAAGTTGTTCTTCGCTTGCACCTTTCAGATCAACGCCCTCTTTCTTCAAAATGTCTTCGGCCTTTTTGATAATGTCCTTACTATTTCTAAATAAAAACTTCAAGCTGGCGGCACTAAAACCAGTAACTTCTGGTATTAACCTAGCAATCTGTTCCATAGTAGTGGCATCTTCTCTTGAAAATGCTGACATAGCTTCAGCTTCTTTGACTGTTATTAGATGACGCCTACCTCTACTATTAAATCTTTCCAGCACTTCTTTTACAAATTCTGGCTCGCTTCTAAGTTCAGGAGTTTCTTCAAAAACCTTTAGTGCAGTTAAGAATCCTGCAACCAGAGGGCTACGATCTTCTTTTTCTCTAAGCTTATTATAGTAGTTTGCTT